CTTCCTTGCCCTCACGTTGCTTGGCGTACTCGGCCACTGCGTTAATCAAATCGCAGACAGACACGCCACGCTTCACTGTTGCGCAGTACGCCTTGTAGGCACCGCCCTTGTTGATGCGACGCGGGTATACCTTCCACACCTCGTCGAAGTCTGCCGTGTAATCAACCTTCTTGTTTTTGCGCTTCGTCGCAGAAACTTCAGAGTTAGTTGTGGTTCCTTCTTTTGTGGTTCCTTCATGTGTCCGCACCGGTGCGGCTAGGGTGGCCGCAACCATGCGGCTAGGTGGGGGCACCTGTGCGGCTACCTGGAGGCCAAGGTGCGGCCACACGTAGTAAAGCGAACTGCTGTACGAACCGTCTTCCCGCTGTCGACGTTCAATGTTGATGGCACCAATGTCAACTAGTTCCTTAAGTGCTCGGTCAAGGCTGTCAACTGAGCAGTTAATCCGCCCAGCCATAGTCGTACGTGATGGCCACGCTGAATCGTTGGCACCCACATAGCGAGACAGGATGCTAAAAACACGCACAGCCCGGTCGCTAATCTCGGCGTCCAAAACCCACTCGGGGACAACGGCGTACCGATACCCAATTACTTCGTCGTTCATTTCCTACCTCGTTCCGTTAGTTCCCTAACTAATCCATCCATAACACTGCCACCCTCTACTTCTTTGCCGTCAGTAACGGCGTCAACAACAACCTTCTTCTTTTCTAACAGGTCGTACATGGTCTCGTCAATAGTTCCTGAAACGAGTAGATACCATGCGGTTGCGCCGTGCATGTCGTTGGCTCGGGCGTAGCACCGGCTAACACACTGTTCGTGAAGAGCAGGTGTCCATCCTAGTTCACAAAATATTACATCGCTCGCGGCGGTCAATGTCAAGCCTTCGCTGGCCGAGGTCATGTTGGCTATGAATAAGCGCACGCTGGGGTCGTTCTGGAAACTTTCAACCGCCTTCTGCCGGTCATCCACCGACACCCCGCCACGAATTTTTACGGCGATTTTCTTGTAACGGTCGTACAGTCGCTCGACAAAATCGATGTGCTCGGCAAAGATGATTACCTTTTCGCCGTCGCCGGCCTCCAAGAAGTTGTCAATCCACTCAATAGCGGCGTCGTACTTAATCTTGGATACCACGTCACGCAAACCGGTGATTTTCACAAGACTCTGCGCCGCCTCAAGACGAATACGCTTCTGCCAATACGCGTCGGTTCCGTCACTGCCTTCTTCTTCCGCCAACGCTTGTGCTCGCTGGGCAAAGTACTCAACAACGTCGACCTCAACACGTTGGTATTCCTTCATGTTGGTTTTGCTGACCTCAAGGTACTGAACGGCGTTGCGCAGTTCCGGCAGTTCGTCGAAAACGTCTTCTTTGCGCCGGCGCACAAAGCACAACTCGCGGAGTTTCAAGTTTAGTTCGGTGGTGTTACGAGCAATGTTGCGCTTCGGGGCGTAGCGGTTCTTGAATCGCCACGGGCCACCAAACGCGTCAAGTCGGCCGACCGCTTCTAACTGCGGAATCAACTCGTCGGGGCGATTGGTAATCGGCGTACCGGTCAACAACAGCACAAAATTTTCCGGGGGCAGAGCCTTCGCCAACTGCATCACCGCCGCAGTCCGTCGAACAGTCCAAATCTCTAGCGGACGTTCACACGCAGTATTGCACGCATAACACATCTTGGAATTCGCACGCAACGACGCACCGCACGATGGACAACCATGTTTCTTCTGCCCATTCTTGATGGCGTGAGACTCGTCAACAACGAGCGAACGATACCCGTGCTCAAAAATGTCAGTGTTTCGTTCCAAGCAAATGTCGTAATTTACAATGATTACGTCGGAAGGCTCGATTTTTTGAGATGTTTTGCCCGAAAGGACGGAGACCGTTAATTTTGGGAAAAATTTTTTAATCTCGCGCTGCCAATTTAATTTCAATGTATTTGGACATACAACAACCATAGGGAACTGGCCTTCTGAGGCGACTGTCGCAATAGCCTGTGCTGTTTTACCAAGACCGGGCTGGTCTCCGATAATGCCACGCCGCACGCGTTTCATGTAGGAAACCCCCGCCCGCTGATACGGCAACAGGGGGATGGCAATGCCTGGGATTTCCACGTCCGCGTCAATTGCTTGAGAGGCGTTGAGTAGTGCGATGGACTGTTCCATTACCTCTGAGGCACGGTCAACAAGTTCCTCGCTCATGCGCAGCCTGTTTTCCACCGCAAATTTCAAGGCGTCGGGGGAGTTTTTAATTGGACAGCGCCACACCTTGTTCTTACCATCCCAGCGGACTGACGGGATAAACATCCGCACCGCTTCAATCATGCTGGGGTTGTAGTCAAAACGGATGACAATTTCGTCTCCCTCAAGGGTTACGTTGTAACGCTCCCCCGAATCGGAGAAATGCTTGCCGTCGTCTACCTTGTTTAACTCGGCCGGCAGGGATATGTTGTACTTAGATGCCAAAGCCTTAACCATTGGCGTTGAAGATAACGGGAAGGCGTTTACTTTTTTGTCCGCAATCCAGCGCCGGCCTTCAATTGCACGGCAATCCTGCAAAAACGCTTGGCTGAAACGAGCGTCAACGTAAATCTCCTCCCCGACAATCCAGGCGGTATTGCGTTTTGCGTAAAAGAATTTTGGGTTCATGGCGATAGCCTAATTATTTTTTTTAACGGCGTCCACTTGCGCGTTGTACATTTGTTCTGCTATGCTGGCTAAACAAACAAAGGAGATGTATGGCTCGAAAATCAACAGCGTCAACCAGTGGTTCGCTGGAGTCTGTATTGCAAGACATTAATAAGCAGTTTGGTGCTGGCTCAATTATGCGCCTGACCGGGGAAGACATTAAGCCCGTCGAAACAATTCCTACCGGCATTTTGCCACTGGACTTGGCGCTGGGCGTAGGTGGTTTGCCCAAGGGTCGCATTGTTGAGATGTACGGTCCGCCGTCGTCTGGCAAGTCCACGCTGTCGCTTCACTGTATTGCTGAGGCGCAAAAGGAAGGTTTGGTCTGTGCTTACATTGACGTAGAGCACGCTTTTGACCCCAACTACGCAACCGCCATTGGCGTTGACGTAACTTCGCTTATCTTCTCTCAGCCGGGGAATGCTGAGCAGGCGTTGGAGTTTGCCATTCGCTTGATTGAGAGCGGAGAAATTGGCGTTGTTGTTATCGACTCCGTGGCCGCTTTGGTTCCGCGCGCTGAACTGGAAGGCGAAGTCGGCGATGCTTTCGTCGGTCTCCAGCCACGCATTATCGGTCAAGCGATGCGCAAGATTACTGGCGCGGCGTCCAAGACCAACACGCTTGTAATCTTCATCAACCAGTTGCGTGAGTCAATTGGCAAGATTTACGGCCCTTCGGAATACACCCCTGGCGGCAAGTCGCTCGGCTATGCGGCTTCTGTGCGTCTTGACATTCGACGCATTAAGACAATTAAACAGGGCGAGGAAGCAACCGCTAACCGCACTCGTGTCAAGGTTGTCAAGAACAAGGTTGCTCCGCCTTACCGTGAGGCAGAGTTCGACCTCGAGTACGGCGTAGGCGTGCCAAAGTCAAACGTTCTGCTTGATTGCGCCATCGAACTTGGCGTTTTGCGTCAGTCGGGTGCTTGGATTTACTATGAAGGTGAGCAGTTTGCCAACGGTCGCAATAAGGCGAAGTTGAAGATTGAGTCCAGCGAAGAGTTGTACGAAGAGTTGTACGTTCGCGTGAAGGCTTTGTCCGGCAACCTGACGATGGAAGTGGTGGAAGATGACGAGCGCTAAAGAAAAACTCAACCGTCAAAAAGTTAATCGAAAGGCACTTGCGGACGCCGTTCGTGAGTGGTATCGTGGTCACAACTACGGACCGAGTTACCGTGATTTGTCGGTTGCGACTGGCATGTCACTAGGCACGGTTTATAGTGTGTGTCAGGAACTTCGTGAACTAGGCGTTCTCGACTTCCAAGACAATGTTGCAAGAACAATCAAACTAAGAAAGAAGGAAAGCAAGTGAACAAGGTATCAGTAATCCCCGTTTGGGGTAAGACCATGAAGGAATGGGAAGAGATTCGCAGTGGCCTTCGTGGACTTGGTGGGTCTGACGCAGGCACCGTTTGTGGTGTCAACAAGTACAAGTCACCATACGCTCTGTGGGGCGAGAAGACTGGCATTATTCCCAGCGACTTTGAGGGCAACGAGGCAACTAAGTGGGGTCACCGCTTGGAGCGCACCATTGCCGAAGCGTACGCTGAGGACTACAACGCGGCTGTTGTCGCTTGGCCGGTTATCCTCGTGTCCGAGGAAAACCCGTTTATGTTTGCCAACCTCGACTTTGTAATTGTCGAGCCCAGCGAGAACTTCCCCGCCGGTGTTGTTACCGACTGGGAAAGCGTTATCGAGCCTAACGGCGTACACGGCATTCTCGAAGTTAAGACCGCCGGCATCGCAAGCCCCGGAAACCCCGGCGCTTGGGCAAACAACGCAATTCCGCTCAGTTACATGCTCCAGGGATACCACTACGGCATCACTACCGGTTGGAAGAACATTACTTTTGCCGCATTGGTCGGCGGTTCTGGGCTTCAGGTTCGCCACATGGATTGGGATGAAGAAGTCGCCGAAAACCTTGTTGTAAACGAGTCGCAGTTCTGGGACCTTGTAGAGATGCAGATTGCCCCAGACACCGATGGTAGCGAGGCAACCGAAAGTGCGCTTTCTGCACGTTACCCACGCCACGAAGCAGGTGTTGGCGTTGAAGGTGGAACCGAGTTGGCCGAGTTGTGGCGTGAGTTCAACGAAGCCAAGGAGCAGGCCGACGAAGCCGACACCAAGCGCAAGGCTTTGCGCGCCAAGATTCTTGAGATTGTCGGTAGCGCCGAGTACGCCACTGTTGACGGAAAGCCAATTCTGTCGTACAAGGCAAACAGCGACAGCGAAGTCTTGGACGCCAAGGCTTTGAAGGAAGCCATGCCAGAGGTTTACTCGCAATTTGCCAAGACCCGTGCGGGCGCACGAGTATTGCGAGCAATCAAGTAATGGCTCCGCACGTCGTGTGGCATGTCCTCGTCAGAAATGGCGAGGACATGCTACCGCTGTACCTTCAGTGCCTACAGGAACAGGATTACCCAAAGGAAGACATAACCCTTTACGTCCGCACCAACGACAACACTGATGCCACGGAAAGCATTATTGAAAGTTGGCTTAGGTGGCATGGCGGTGAATATCGCGACGTTATTTACGACAACAGCCCTTCGCTGTTTCGCCCCGAGTTTTACGGCAACCACAATTGGGACGGGGGCCGAGTAGACCTTATGCGTCACTTGCGAGACAAAGGTTTGATGACGGCTCGAGACTTAAACGCCGACTTCTTCTTTACTTGCGACGTTGACAACTTTATTCTGCCGGAAACACTTTCGTCTTTAGTCGAATTAAATCTTCCAGTTGTGGCACCATTGTTGCGCTACGCAGTCAACCCATTGGAGTGCGCGGAAATCCCGCCGTATCTTCTAAAGGGAACAGACTACACAAGCGCCAATTTTACTAACGTTGTCACTCACTACGGAGATACGCAAAACCTTCTTGAAGGCGGCGAAGAGCGATTCCCCGAAGGCTATATGGATTTGCTGTATAGGCGCAACCCCGGAGTTCACCCAGTCGACCTTGTGCATTGTTGCTATTTGGTTCATCGAGATGTGTTTGGTCGCATCTCGTACCAGAACGGCGTAATGGGCGGATACGAGTACATCACGTTTGGCTTTAATCTGCGCTACAACGGAATCCAGCAGTACCTAGACAATCGTAAGAATTATGGGTGCCTTACAATGGCGTCCACGGCTCGAACGGCGTCGCTGTTCATGTTCGAACTTGGCGATGGGACTCTTCCTATTGAGTGGAAACCTCGCACTCCCGATATGTCAAAGACACCGCTAGGTTGGCCTGACGTTAATTTTCATCGCTTTGTCAACTTAGTAAAAGAATTGCTTGGCGAGGAAAAAGTTGAGCGCGTCTTGGACATTGGTGCCTGTAATGGTAACGAAAGTTACTTTATGCGGGACGCCTTCCCCAACGCTGAGATTATTGCGTTTGAGCCCAACCCTTACCAAAACGCCGTTTGTCGAGAAACGTTGGAGCAGTTAAGTAACGTCAAGGTGGAGCAACTCGCTTTGACCGATGCCAACGGCGAGATGAAGTTTTTTGCTTCAACAAATTTGGCGGGGTGTAGTTCGCTTTTAAAGCCGATGGACGACTTTGACGTGTTTCCCATCAACTACGTTGAGACAACTGTTGAGGCTAAGCGTTACGACGATTATAAATCCGACAACGGTTTGTTCAGCAAAAAAACTGTCATTTGGATGGACGTGCAGGGCAATGAGTTAAACACGCTCAAGGGTTTTGGCGACGCCATCGATGACGTAGAAATCATCTACACCGAGGTTGGGCTTAAGCCGTATTACGAAGGCCACACCCTTGCCCAAGACATTCAGAATTACCTCGAGACCAGGGGTTTTGTTTTGCACACGGCTATCGGTTATTGGGAGTATGAAGCCAACGCAATTTTTGTCAAAAAGTATTTGACACCGCCTAGCGACGATGCTAGTATTTAATAGTCGTAAAGAAGCGACACGAAAGAAGGAATATATGCAAAGCGATTCAATCAAGGAATTGGTGACCGCACTCGTTTCCGCACAGGGCGAGTTCTCGGCTATCCCCAAGACTTCTGACAACCCATTCTTCAAGTCAAAGTACGCGGCTCTGCCAGACGTTGTTCTTCAGGCCACGCCCATTTTGACCAAGAACGGTTTGTCGGTTATGCAGTTTGTTGGTTACGACGACGCCAACAACGACACTCTTACCACGTACCTTGCTCACACCTCCGGCGAGTACATCGTTCACACGATGAAGTTGCACCTGCCGAAGAATGACCCTCAGGGTCAGGGCTCGGCTATTACGTATGCGCGTCGTTACGCCTACATGTCGGCACTTGGCCTTGTTGCGGACAACGACGATGACGGCAA